TTCGACTTCGTCATCTGCAGGCCGTCCACATATCGCGCCGCCTGGATCATCGCATTCCGCAACGCGCCCGCGTAGAAACCGTCCCAGCCCTTCGCCGAGACATAGCGTGCGTCGTTGAATTCCGCCTTGTAGTCCTTCGGCGAGCGCGCCTTCTTGACCTTGTCCTTGGCGGTCTGCGCTTCCTCGATCTTGCGCTGAATCTTCGCGCCGAACTTGTGGATCATCAGCGGCGCCGTGCCGATGATCTTGAACCGGATGCTCTGAAAATTAGGCTCGGATATTGCGATCCTCGCCACTTGCTTTGTCGCCATTTCGCTCTCCTCGCCACGGCCCTATGCCACGGCTTGTCGGGCGCAAAGCTATGCCAAGTTGGCATAGTCTGTCAACTTCCAACTTCAACGCGCTCGCCAGAACAGCCCTAGCGTCCGGTTCTTCATCCGGTGCCGGTTGCGGCGTCGCTGGGGCCGGTGTCGAGATCGATGGCGACGGCGGCGCTGAGTCGCGCCGCGCCAGAGCTTCGAGCGAATAATTCTGCTGCTGCAGATACGGTTCTTCACCGCCCTCGACCGGGCCGAGATTCAATTTTTCCCGTGCCTCATTCGGCGCATAGAGCGCCCCGGTCACGCCTTCCTTGAGCGTGGAAATCTGGGTTGCGGTATCCATGCGGAGCAACATATCGAGGTCCAGCTCAGTCGCGAGCCGCCGCCCCTCCTTCGGCATGTCGAGCGTGAGTCCGTAGTCGAGACAGGTTTCCATCTGCTCGATGATCGATTGCAGGCAGTCGGAGTAATAAATCCCGTTCAGGACTTGCGCGTTCTGATAGGTCGGCATCGCGCCCAGGCCCACCTTGAACGGTGGCACGTGGAAGCACGCGCAGACCGCTTCCGCCGTCCACTTCAACTGCTCGAGCATCTGCGCCTCTTGTGCCGTCATCGCGAGCGGCTGGTATTTCATCCCGTCGCCGATCACCGCCACCTTGCCGGAGTTGCTGCCGGAGAAACCGGAGTTCCACAGCGTCTGCATCGCGGTCGCTTTCGCTGAGCTGATTGGACCCGGTGCAATCAGGATGCCGCCCGGCCGGCTCATGTTCTGGAAAAAGGCGGTGGAGTTTTCCTGTGCGGCGAGCCCCTGCATCGCCGGCAGCCCGCAGGCGAAGATGGGCGATAAGCCGACGAGCGGATGGAATAGGCAGTTCATCCGGTCGTGGAAGATTTCCGACTGCGGGACGATGACGCTGTCCTGCTGAAGCTCGGCCAGGTTGTCCTGGTGGAGCTCGTAGAAGACCGCACCGTCCGGCGCCACGAGCGGTTTTACACGCGCGGGATCGAGGACAAAGGCCGCGATGACGACGCCGCGATCGTCGCGCTGCTTCAAAGCATACGTGTTCCCGGCGCGGAGCTTGCTGGTCGTCCACGTCTCGCGAAACTGCACCGGGTTCTGGTAGTGATTCGGCCGATTCAAAAAGGGCGAGAAGGCAGGCGAGGTCGTCTCTTCCCAGATCTTGCCGACTTGCTCCATGAGCTTAAAGCGAAGCTTGCCGACATCGTTCGCGATGAGCGTGATGCAGGCGAAGATGGCGTGGTACGAGATCGCGAGCTGCGGGCTGACGACGACGTTCTGCTGCCAGGCGCCGGGAAAGCTCTCCCGGACGACCGGCCACCAGCCGCCCCATCCTCCCCACGCCGTGGAGCCATCGGGCGGCATCAGGTTCGCCTGAGCGCGCCCCGTCAGGAATTGCTTCAGTCGAAGCGCGAGGTTCACGATTCGGCTCGGAGATCCCGTCGCGTGTATTTGCGCTTGGCCCGTGGCGGCTCTTCCGGCTGCTCGGTGGGTTCCTCTTCCGCGGGTTCCTCGGGATCCGGCACCGGCTGCGGCGTCTCGATCGCCGCGCGGGCGAGCACGAGCAGCCGCCCATGCTTGTCGCTTGCCTCGAATTCATCGCCGGCCTTTAACCGCCGGACCCCGTAATACATCGATCGCTTAGCAATCAGTTGCATGTCTTTTGCTCCTCAGAAAACGGGGCGGCCCCCGAGGAGCCGCCCCAATCCCTGCGCCTCTCAGCTTCCGCAGGCCGTGTAGGCCGCGTTGCTGATGTACTGGACGGCGCCGTCTCGGCGGCGCTTGTAGTTGATGAACCGCTCCGCGCGGATGCCGACCTCGTTGCGCTGCCAGAGGCTGTGCGCCGCCGAGGCTCCGCCATCCATCGCCAACGTTGCCTCCCGGCTCACATCCACCCGCACCCCGCCGTCGTCCGCGAGGAACACTTCGGACTGCTTGATGAAGTAGATGTTATGGCCGGTCGTGTCCCCGCCGACGTTCTCGGAGGTAATGACCGGAATGCCGGCGAGCGTGCCACCTCCCGCGCCCATGCCGTTGAACTCCGGCTGCCCGAGCGCATTCGTCATGAGCCCAACCGCCGCGCCGAGCTGCTCGGACATGACGATCACTACACCGGAAGTCGAAATCCCGGCCGTAAGCATCGCCTGCAGTGCCGACTGGATGTCGCAGCGCAGTGCCGCCGCGTCGGTGCCCGAGGCCGGAATGGCCGTCACGCCCTGCGCAATGCCCGCCGGATTGTTCGCGGTCGCAAGCACCGACTCCGATAGGAACTGCACGTCGATGAACTCCGCGATCTCGGCGACGAGATCCCGCCGACACATATCCTCCGCAGCCGGGCTCGAAAGCCGTGCGAGTTCCTCGGAGATCACCAAGATGCCGGCGACCTTCGAGATGCCGAGCGTCATCGAGGTGAAGGCGAGTTGCCCGACGGGCTTCACCGCCGCCTCGCCGACCCAGTTCACCGTCGAGCCCGAGGTCTGCACCGGGATCTGCACGTTGAACGGCACGCGGCGCAGGTTCAGCCGCCCGACCACCGTCGCGTGCCGCAGCAGCTCGACGAATTCCGCCGAGACGTTCTGCGGTACGACCAGCGGGGCGGCCCAGTCGGCGTCCGTCGTGGTGCCGACATCGGCCTTCTCAAACATACCGGCGCGCATTTCCAGCGCCCGAATCACCTCCGGCGTTGAGTCTTTGAAACGCTGTGCGACCCGCACCGGGTCAATGTTGAACATCGTCCCTGCGGCGAGTGAGTGCATGTAGCGCACAAACGCCGTCCCCTTCGGCAGGACGGGATGCCCTGCGGTGATGAACGCGCCACTGCGCACCGTCATCGCCTGTTCAGACGAGGCGCCCGCGACCGGCACTGCTTTCGGCAGTACCTGTGATTCGAGCGCCCGCAGGCGCTGCAGATCGACCTTGATGGCCGCCGCCTCAGCCGCGAGGGTATCCAGTTCCTCACCTTCCTGCGCATCGGTCGTGCGACCTTCGCCGCCCGCCTTCGCGAATATCGCCTTCTGCCGTTCCGTGTTTGCGAGGTGCTGAGCCTCGTATGCACGGATTTGCTCTTGAGTATTCATCGTCAATTTTCCTGATGGTGTTCGAGATTGCGCCGAGACGCCGGCAGAGAGTCGCCGCAGCGGCACGCTTGCGCTTTCACGGCCAGACGCGGCCAGCGCTTGCGAGTCGAGCGAGCGAATGGTTTGGATCGTGGCTTCGGCGTTCGCCGGGATTGTCACTGCTGACAATTCCAACCACGACCATTTCAAAAAGTGCGTACCGCCTTTTTCGAGGCGGGCGGTTTCCAGTGCGCGAAAGCCGATCGAAAGCCCGCGCACCAGCTTCGCCTTGATCGACTGCCACGCGAGATCAATCAGATCCTTGAGCGGGCCGGGCTCGGCGATCGTCGGAAGCTGCGCGCGGACCATGATGCCGCGGCTATTCACACTCGCCTCGACCACCGTGCCGATCGGCCGCGCGTGGTCGTGCTGCCACAAGAGCGGCAGCGGCAGCGAGAAGCTGGCGCCCTTCGGCTCCACGATGTCGCCGAGGCGATCAGCAGCGGGCGTGGTCGCGAGGCCGACCAGTTCGCGGCGCTCCTCGTCGACCGACTTGATCTCGAGCACGCTGTACGCGCGGTCCATAAAACCTCACAGAAAAGTGATCGTGTATTCCGCTTCGCGGTTGGCGCGGGCCGCACAGCCCGCCGCCATCGCGAGCGCCACCAGGCCGTCGATCCGGCCCGTCGCCTTGTCTTTGTCCAACTTGCGATTGCCCGCCGCATCGCGCGTGACGACCGCGTGGCTCGCGCACATGTTCAGGATCGGGTGCCCGCCGTGCCGGAGCTTCTGTTCCAGGATGTCGTGCTCGAGCGCATCGAGCGCGGGTGTCATATCCTTGAAGCCCTGCCCGAACTCCACCATCGGCAACTCGCGGTCGAGCCGCGACAACTCGCTCTTCAGGATGTCGATCCGCCAGCGATCGAAGGCGATCTCGTTCACCGGGTAGCGGTCGCAGAGCGCCACCAGATCGCGCGCAACGTAGCCGTAATCGACCGAAGCGCCCGGTGTCAGGGTCAGGTGACCGGCTTTCGCCCAGACATCGTATGGCACTCGATCGCGATGTGCGCGCTCCGCGAGTCCGTGCTCCGGTGCATAAAACTTCGCCTGAGAGTGCAGCAGCCCGTCCGTGCCGCGGGCGACCATCACGAGCGCCGTGAGATCGTGCCGCGCCGAGAGATCCAGTCCGATCCAGCACCCTGACTCGAAGGCGAGCTCGTCCGCCTCGCCGTTGCACGCCTCCCACACGGCGCGCCCGATAAAGGGCGAGGTCACGTTCACCCGCTGATTGAGTACGAGGTTGCGGTAGGCGGCCTCCCGTGCCGGCATCCGCTTCGCGCTCGCCGCCTGGTCGAGCACTTCCTCGGCATTCAGAAAGTCGCCGTATGCCGGATTCGCTTGCCGGATGGTCGCCTCGGCAAACGGATCGAGCGCCTCGTCTGCGGTGTAGAGCCAGAGCTTCACCTTCGGATCGGCACCGCTCTTCGCGTCGTCAATCAGCAGCGACAGCAAGTCGGCATCGGTCGGCGCCTGCGTCGAGATCACGATCGAGAGCGGCGCCTCCTGCGCCCCGGCCGCCGTCTCGAGCGCCTCGTACATGTCCGACCGCGGCCCGCGCACCTGCCCGAGCTCGTCGTGCACGGTGAATACCGGCGAGAGGCCATACGAAGTCGACGCATCGGCCGAGAGTGCCCGATACAACGTCCCAAGCTCCTCGCAGTACAGTTGCTTCGCCGTGTCGCGAACGCTTACATACGTCCGCAGATCCGGTGATAACCGGACAATCTTGGCCGCCAGACTGAACAGCAACCCCGCCTGGTCCCGACTCTGCGCCGCGCTGAACAGCTGGCTATTGGCGCGGGACTCCACGCCGACCAGATGGAGCAGCAGCAGAAGCGCCGAGAGCGTCGTCTTGGCATTCTTCCGACCAAACGAAATGATCGCCCGTCGCGTCGGCGAGTCGTAAATCCCGCAGATGATCTCCCGCTGCCAGGTCCTCAATCGCACCGGCTGCCCGACGAACTTGCCCTCCGGAATGCGGCAGTACGTCTCGATCCAGTCGCAGTTGCGCTCGCCGCGGGTCTTCTCTACGCGCTGCGCCGTTGCTGCCATGGATGCTTGTTGTCATCGGCGACTTTTCTGTCGATCGTGTTCGCCCTCTCGGCCTTGTAGCGCGCCGATGGACACAACCGCAGCTTCATCGCCAGCGTGCACAACTCAATACTGGTCGACGCCTGAACCCGTCGCATCGACTGGTACTGACGCCAGCCCTTCGCGCTCTTCATCTTCGCCGCCGAGATCCCATTGATCGCTGCCGAGATGCGATCGTGCTGCACCGACGCACGACAGTAAGACTTAAGCAGAATCTCCGAATCCGCCTGCCACCATTCCGCCGGCTTCGTGGCCGTGACATCGCGCCAGTACACAGCCTCCGGCTCCGTCAGGTCTGCAGGCGGATCAGGCAGTACACCGGGAACAAGAGGCGCCAGGATGGCGAGTTCCGCCACGCTTTTTCGGCCACGCTCTTCCACTTTCGCCTAACGCTCCCGATTTA